AGAATTCTTTGATTGCTTCCCATTGTTTGTCTGTCAAATCACTTTCGTAATTTGTTGCTTGATATTCTTTTTTCATATCTCCTATTATACCACTTTTTTGCTATGAACACAAGCTCTAATTTTCCTTTTAACTTTGCACCATCTTCAATGGATTTCACAAAAATTAACCACTTTTCATACGATGGCGACTTGGAAATTTCTGTACAGATATCCTCTGTTTTCTTGTATTGATATGGTTCAATATACGAGTAATCTGTCGGCAGTGAGAGTATGGAATTTTGGCTTTGGCAATGCTGTAGATCTCTTATTAATTTATGATGATTATTATTACTGCCTTTTTCATCCAGAAGTTTCTTTTCTTCGATTATATCTATTGGTTCTTCTGGGAAGGCATTCAACAGCTGGACATATTCATAAACCTCTTCCATTGTACCAGACATAAATATCTTGGTTGCAGCAGGAAATGGATTTTCCAAAAATGTTTGTACAAAAAAGCTGATGCCCTTATTGTATGGAGCATCATCCAATATGTAATGTGCTTCATCGAATATAAGATATCTTGCATGTGAGAAAAAATTCAGAAAATTTGTATCTGGATAAAGACACTTCAAAGCGGCACATTGGTAAGAGATCATCATGATGTTTCTATAAGAACCGAATATTACCATATTCTCTTCTGAAAGATCCTGATATTTCAAAATCTCCGGATCAATTTCAGAGATCACATCAATAATTTGTTGCTGCATCAGGGATTGTCTGTTTTCAAAGATAACAACTTTTTGACTGCCGCAACTTTTTAACAGCTCTTTTTTGATAAAAGTATTTTTTCCTCTTCCTGTACCAGCCGAAATGAATATCTGTTCTCCTGGCCTCCAATATTTCCAGATTTCATCTGTAAGCACATCATTCACATATTTGTATTTAGACCTGCTGCCTTCTGGAATTTTATATGTTGTGCTATTAGGAGCGTTTACAATTTTCGGTGTATTGACTGATCCTTTTCTTACGCCCCTTAACTTATTTAAAATATCTTCTATCCCAACTGGTTTTATTGTATCTGCGTTTTCAGATGCTTTCTGCTGTTTGTCATACAAAACAGAACCATTTGTTACCGCATGAAAGAATGCATCATAAGTGCTGTATAACGAAGAATCTAAGCATTCAAGATTCAAAAGGTTTTCTGTCACTTCTTTAAATTGTTTATCATAAACAATTGTACCATCTTTATTTCGCTTTAACTGATTATAGTATTTACAAAGTAAATCTCATATCGGCATGCTATAAGGCTGTGACATATGATTTTTCCTTCCGTGAAAAATATAATTTTATTATCTACATTATACCACATTTAAATTGAAAACTCAATAAAAAAGAGAATATTTTCTTTGCCGTATTCTTTTTTTGATGTTTTGGGGTCAAATTCAATTTTTTTCGAAAAATGAATCATTTCATACAACGAAAAAACACCAATAAAAAAGCACGCAGCCTCGATAAAGTACCGAAATTGCGTGCTTTTCCTGCTTTCAGTTATCTTTCAGATAACTGCTTCTGGAAACGCACGTCACAAATGATACAATGCACACCCGAAAAGCAAAGGGAGTGCGTTCTGCACCCCACTCCCCTCAAATTTTCTGCACCAACTCCGTCCCATCTTTCAAAACAAACACGATTTTTCCATCTCGATGCACCACTGCTTTTTCTACAGCAGCCAGCCACAATTGTGTATCAAATTCTGGCAGCATCCCATTTTGTCCGGTCAATATTCTTTGAAATCCTTGAATCTGTTCTCGTCTTGCCAACCGCTCTGCTCGCTGTTCCTGCAGGGCGGTTTCTTGTTTCTGCAGCGGTTCGTATTGTCCCACCAGTGCCTGATACCGTTCCTCATACTTTTCCTGATCCTGCACAATTTCACTGTTCTCCCGAACATATCCCTGCACCTGTTCCGAAATTCGCATTTTCTGCGTTTCCAGTTCCTGCAATTGACGCTCTAAATCTGTACAGTCCGTAAGCAGTTCCAGCATCACCTGACAGTTTTCCAGAACTGCTTTTCGCTTTTGCAGCAATTCCTGAACGGCTGCCTGAAACCGCTGCTGTATGACGCTCTCCTGCAAATGGGGTGTCTGGCATTTGCACACCCCTTGGAATTTGTGATTGCACTGCCAGATCACCTGCCGGTATTTGCTGTTGGAATGCCAGACCTTTGCTCCGAAGAAATTTCCGCAGTCGCCGCAGACAAGCCGGGCAGCAAATATGCTTTTCCCATTGTATTGCCGCCGCAGGTTTTGCCTCCGCAGCAATTCTGCCTGCACCAGTTCAAATTCCTCCGGCACTATGATGGCAGGGTGACTTTCCTCAATGTAGTATTGGGGCACTTCACCCTCATTCACCTTAGATTTTTTCGTGAGGAAATCCACCGTAAATCTCTTTTGTAATAGAGCAGAACCCTTGTATTTTTCATTGGTCAGGATGCTTTTCACTGTGCTGGAACACCATTGTTCCTTGCCGGCAGGTGTCGGAACGCCCTGTTCTGTCAATGTTCTCGCAATGCCAGTCGGCGTTTTCCCCTCCATAAACCAACGATAGATGTTCCGAACAATCTCCGCCTCCTCCGGCACAATTTCCGGCAAGCCATCTGCTCCTTTTCGATAGCCCAGAAAATGCTTGTACGGCAGGCTGACCTTACCGTCCGCCATTCGCTTTCGCTGTCCCCAAGTTACATTCTCCGAAATAGAACGGCTCTCCTCCTGTGCCAGACTGGACATGATGGTAATCAGCAGCTCGCCCTTGGAATCCAGCGTGTAGATGTTTTCTTTCTCAAAAAACACCTCCACGCCTTTTTCTTTCAGCTTTCGCACAGTTGTCAAAGAATCTACGGTGTTTCGTGCAAACCGGCTGACTGACTTGGTGACAATCAAATCGATCTTGCCGTCCAGAGCATCTGCCACCATGCGATTGAAACCGTCCCGATGTTTGGTATTCAGGGCAGAAATGCCCTCATCGGTATAGACTGCAACAAACTCCCAGTCTGCCCGTTCCTGAATGTACTTGGTGTAGCGATCTACCTGTGCAGCATAAGAGGTCTGCTGCTCCTCAGAATCCGTGGAAACTCTGGCATAGGCTGCCACTCTGCGTTTCTGCACCTTGGTTTCCGGTAAATGCGTTATGGGATGAAACTTTGCCGGTATTTTTAGGACTGTCGCCATTTTTTCTGCCTCGCTTTCTCTCGCATTTCCGCCGTCCAGCTTTCCGAACGGGAACGGTCTTTCCAAGATACAGTTTGTTCCGTTCCGTCTGAAAAGCAAAATTGCAGTTCATTGGGTGCAGGAATCTGAATCTGTTCGATTTGTTCCGCAAATCGCTCCGCATCAAATTCCGATATTTCCAAAACATCACAGCAGGCAGAAATCAGCGTATTTTCCGGAATCTGTTTTGCTGTTGGACAGTATTTTTTCCCTTTGGTGTTGTAAGTGGAACAAATCCAGACCACACCGGTCACAGTCGTTTTTCTGCGGTAATACTTGCCGCAGCAGGCACATCGTATTTTCTGCGTAAATGGATATCGGTTTATGGTACAGGAACCGGCATATTTTTTCTGTCGTTCCGCCATTTGTTTCTGCACCGCATCAAACTGTTCCTGCGAAATGATGGCTTCATGCGAACCGGCAACAAAATACTGCGGAAGCTGTCCGATGTTAGCCACCTTTTTCTTGGTAATGTGATTTTCCCGAAAACTTTTTTGCAGCAACAGGTTTCCGGTGTACTTTTCATTGCGGAGCGTTCGCCTTACGTCCTCTGTCGTCCATGCACAGCCACGCACCGTGCATATCTGCTGTTCATTCAGTTTCTTGGCAATTGCCAGCTTACCCATACCAGACAGATAATATAGAAAAATCATTCTGACGATTTCCGCCTCCTCCGGTACAATTTCCAGTTTTCCGGACTTGGTTCGCCGGTAGCCCAGCATTCGCATACTCCCGACTTTTCCCTGTTCAAAGTCCTTTCGCATCTGCCACTTTTTGTTCTCGCTGGCAGAATAGCTTTCCTCCTGTGCGTAAGATGCCAGAATGGAAAGCATCAGCTCGCCGTCTGAACTCATGGAATGAATCCGCTGTTCCTCGAAATAGACATCAACGCCCAGTGTTTTCAGTTCCCGTACCGTTTCCAGCAGGGTGACCGTGTTTCGTGCAAAACGGGAAATGGACTTTGTCAGAATCAAGTCGATTTCTCCCCGCCGGCACCGGTTCAGCAGCTTTTGAAATTCCGCCCGATTTTCCTTTGTTCCCGTCAATGCCTCATCTGCATAAACACCGCAGAACAGCCACTCCGGATTGCTCTGGATCAGCTGATTGTAATAGCTGACCTGTGCCGACAGAGAATGGAGCATGGCATCTTTTCCGCTGGACACTCTGGCATAGGCTGCCGTCCGTTTCAACAGGAACGGCTTTTTCTGTGGAAATGCAACTTTTTGTATCACTCGTGCCGTGATAATCTCCCCCTTTCCGATGACATATTACCGTACGATCGGGCAGGAGTCAAGGAATATACTGCACAAAGATAAGCCGGAACGTTCGGCAATTATGGTGTTGATTTTTTGGAATTCCTCCGGCGTGACCAATCCAGCACGCATCCAGCTTTTCAAAATCGAAACTGTGGTTTGATACGTAATGATCTTATGGTAATGTTCTTTTTCCATGAGCCATTTCCTTTCTGTGCTTCCCATAGCAAAGACGGGAACAATATTTTCGGTGCGAACTGGGATAGGCAAAAAACGGCTCTTTGCAGATAGGGCAGAGCTGTTGTTGTTTGCCGTCCCCCGATACAGCATGGTGATTCCACCAAGTGTTGTGGCATTGTGTGGAACAGAATCGTTTCGGCTTTCGGTGCGGTGTCTGCACAACAGAACGCCCACACTGCGGACAGTGTGGGCAGGATTCGCTTCCTCTCTGCCGTTTGCAGAAAGAAGCCACGGTGTTGACAGACAGCCCTAATTGGGCTGCGATTTTTTTGTAACCCAGACCGCTGCTGTGCAGCTGCCGGATCTGGTCTTTTTGTTCTGCATTCATCCGATCACCCCAAAATTATCCCAAGAAATATAACCAGTCACATACTGTCCCACCGGTGTTTTTCCGCAGAACTCCGGCTTTGTGGTGATCCGATAGCGGCCGTTCTTGCAGGCAATGCCGTCATAGAGATAGTAAGTGCCGCTGATTCTTCTGGTTACAGATGTAGTTTCTGCACTGGCAAACAGAGGTGTGTTGGCACGAATAGTAACCTTCTGTCCCTTGGTGAACTGGCTGCCATTGGTGTAGACCGCATTTCCGTTGGCATCAAATACAGAGTATCCCGTTTTACAGGCTTTCTTCGCATTTTCTAAGGAAGAATATGCTCCCAGCTGCGACTTTGCATCTGCCCAAGACTTTCTCACCCGGTAAATCTGCTTTGTAGAAGGTGCAGAAATAGTGGAAGTTCCTGCATTCAAATAAGACTGTACCTTTTTCTTTAACTCCGCCCAATGTGGCAAGATGTACGCCGGACACATCTTGTACCGATTGTACATGGTATTCAACTGGTCAACAGTTCCATTTCGTCCGTCACGAACATTGAGCCAGTGGGTATGGGTATAGAGATGGTTGATGTCCAATCCATACTGTTTCAGAAGTGCTGCGGCAAGTTTCGCACAATTGTCCTCCGACTTCTTATCCGTAGAATTGTACGCAGAGGACATAATGCACTCGATGGCGATGGTTCTTCTGTTGCCGTTCCCAGAACCGTCAGCGGCGTGCCAGCCGCTCAGGCTGTGGGGCAGATTCTGCCATGCACACACGTTATCCACATAATAGTGGACACGCACGTCCTTCATATTGTTATTGACCGTTGCCCTTGTGTACTGTTCCGCAGGGGTCGTGCCGCTTGCTACGGTGATCCAGTCTGTGTTGTGAACAGTCACACCAATAATTTTCCCTGCCATGGAAACAGAGGGCATATCAATGCGGTTGGGATTATGTTTGGTGAGTAAATACTCGTTGACGGTGACACCGCCAAATGTCGTTGTTGCATCCGGTCTTAAGATAGTCATATTACTTTTTCTCCTTGTCGGTCGTTTCTTCTGTTCTGCCGATTTTCGTTTGCAGAACATCAATTGCTTTTTGAATTGCAGGCGGATACGGGATCCCCATTAAACTTGTATTTTCCACAATGGAAAGCAGTTCGTTCAGGCAAAAGCTGATGCAAACAGCATCCCGGATGTAGTTGGTATTCAGCAGAATATCCATCCGAACTGCAACGACGATCAGCATCAAGGTGCAAACCTTTTTCGCCAGACCGAACCAGCCAGCTTTGGAAGAAAGTCCGCCGCTTTCTGTGTGTTTCGATTTTTTCATCATGGCGGTGATAATGCCGGTGAAAAAGTCGATTGCCATAAAGACGACTAGTGTCACCAGAGCAGAGTCCCAGCCGCCAAAAATGGCAGTAAAAAAGCCGCCGACCAAGCCGACAGCTACACAAATGGTATCTTTCATCATATTTTTAACCCTCCAGTACTTTCAGGAATCGGATTTTCGGATGAGAATTGTTGCTTCTGCCCACCCAGGCAAGGTAATATTCGCCGTCAGAAATGCCGGTGCATTCTGTGATGGTGGTGATAAAGATATCCGACTGCAGCCATTGGAAATCCAGAGAAACCGCACGATTTGCATCGATTTCTGTATTCACATACACACCAATAGGAATGTCAATTTTCTGCGGTTTCTGCACCAGATACAAACTTCCGGTTTCACTGGAACCCGACTGATAGGACATCACGATTTCCGCATTTTTCGTCAGAGATAAGGGCTTTGCACAAACGGTCAAAACCGACTTATCCCAGTTAAAGCACTCCTGCGAATAGGACAGCACAAAATCATTTGCTGCACTGCAAAACTGCGGATAAGCAGTCAGGAAATCCGCCATTGTCTGATACCTGCCGTCCAGAATCATACTGAGATTTGATGCATAGGTCGAAATGGCATTCTGCCCGGACTGAAACAGGACGGTGTAATTTCTGCCGCTTGTCAGGTTGTCGATTTGCTTTTGCAGGCTCTCCAAAGTACGTTCTGTCTTTTCCGAATAGACTGTAATCTTTGTGCTAAGCCCATTGATTTGCGTGCCAAAACCATCCCATTGTGCGATTTTAGCAGCAGTGATCTGCTCCAATGCAGATTGATTTTCGTGGGTATGTGCCTTTTCATTCAATGCTGCAATGGCTTCCCGGAATGTTTGGATATTGTAAGTTGTATCATCCTCGAATTCCTGAAGAGCACGCAGCAAAGAGAGTTCATCTGCCGTCAAATCATCTAAAACATCCAGATTTTTATGAACGTGTGCCTGCTGTAAAAGCGGCTGAACAGTAGCTTGAACCAGTGCTTTTACAGCATCAGTATCCGGATAATTTTTCAAATCCGGAGAAACGCCGTCCTTTCCATCACGCCCATCTTTACCGTCTTTCCCATTTGTGCCGTCCTTACCGGGCAAACCATCTGCACCATCTTTTCCGTCCTTTCCCGGTAGTCCGTCCTTGCCATCAATACCGTCCCTGCCTTTCAAACTCTCCAGCCATTCTGCAGCTGTTCCCACAAAACCATTTTCTATGGCAATCTCATAAGCAGAACGGCCATCCTTTCCGTTTGCTCCGGTTTGCATCTCGGAAAGCTTTTTCAAAAGCTGCGTATACAGATCCGGTGTCGGCGGAATGGGTGTTGCACCGTCCTCCACAAAACCAGACGGTCGAATGTGAAGAGGGACAGGTATGGTTGTCGCACGCAGTGTAGTATCGCTTTCTGCATCGTAGCCAAACAAACTCATCTTCACCGCACCGGGATGCAGTTCGGCAGGCAGCAAGCAAGTCGTTCCCTCTGTGCCAAGCACCAAGTTGTATGTTTCTTCGCACTGGGTGAACTGCACCACCTTGTGCAGGACTTTCCAAGCCCCATCGAACACGAACTTCACCGAAACAAATGCGATCTGGTCAGAAGCAATGACCTCTCGCTCCAGTACTTCGATTTTTTGCTGTTTCACTAAGAATTTCATCATCCGTTTTTCACCTCGTTCCACACATCATTTTCAGGATCATATTCCAAATAGCCGTCTATGCACTGGATCTTTTTCAGATAATTGTTGTAAGAATGTTCTCCGGAGGACATCCAGTTGACCGGTTTGGTGATGGCGTTCCACTGCGTAATCGTGCCTTCATAAGTAATGGTTTTTAGACTTTCGCAATACGTCAGCATATTCTCTCCGAATGTTTTGCAATTTGCTGAAATCGTAAGATTGGACAATGCTGTACATCTTGTAAACGCAAAAGCACCAATGGAACTGCACGCAACACGGGCAGTCTTCAGCTTTGTACAGTCACTGAAAACATACTTTCCCCATGTTTTCACGTTGGCAGGCACAGTGACTTCTGCAATGGCAGTGTGCTGAAATGCAAACGACTGAATTGCAGTAACCGCCTGCGGAATCGTAACGGAAGTCAGACCAGCAGTATCATTGATTGCAGCATCTTCCTGTGCAAAAGCAGAATCACCAATGCTGGTCAGTGTAGCCGGCAGAGATACCGTTTTCGCATTGGCACAATGATAAAACAAACGGTCACCCAGACCAGTAATGCCATTGCTGAGCACGATTTCCTTGATCTGGTCGTTTTGATCAAACACAGAATCATGAGAGGTATAATCGTAGGTTGCACCCGTGCCACGCAGCAGCAGTTTGCCGTTGTCATAGAGAACATAGTAGATGTTTTCGCCGCACTGTCCGGTTGCTATGATTTCGCCTGCGGTCAAATCATCCACCTTGGTCTGCAGTTCGGAAATCTGGCTGTTCATCGCATCCAGCCGCTTTTGCAGTTCGTCCAGCGTGGCATTTGTCTTTGCCATTTCGGCAAGCATCTCCGTCACTCTGCACTTGCCAAGGATGCACTTGCAGTAACCGCATTTGCTCTCATCTGCACGGCAGTCTGTCAGATCGGAATCCAGAATACTTGTCGTTCCGGCACGCAGTCTTACAACTGCTAAAGTCAGATAAGTCGTCACATTGTTGTTGGTAAAGGCGGGAATGGTTGGACTGGTGGCTGCTGTACCTGCCAGAATACGAATCCCACAGGTACGAGTAGAACGATCACAATAGATCCCGATTGCTACATAACGATTCAGAGATTCATCTACATAGGAAGAAAGGTCGATGGTATGCAGGGTATCACTGATAAAATAATGCCCATCGATCCACGCCTTGCCTGTGCCGAATGTAACGGACAAATTTTTGACTGTTGGTGCAAAACACTGCCGGTAAGTATCCAGAATCCCATTACAAATCAGGCTGGACAGATATGCCGTGAAATCCTCTGCGGTATACACCCGGTCAAGGTTTTGTGCGTTAAAAAATCCATAGGAAAAAGACATATGAATATCACTCCATCTCTTTAAATGTCGGGGTCAGACTTCTGCCATTCTGATCGAAACTCTCCACCATGCTGATCAGCTGGATTCGAGGTTGAATCAAGCCGAATCTTCTCTGTTCCACGGTTACATAGTCGCCCACAAAATAATCCTTGTTGTACTGATACTGGGTGGAGAAAGCGGCGATAGCGGATTCCGATGCCGTTTTTGGCTGCACCAGATGTTCTGCACCGCTGCTTTTCAAAATTTCCAGATATTCCGCATCCGTCACATCTTCTTCCTGTGCCGTGTTTCGCTCATCCACATACACCTCATAGCGGTCAAGATAGGTCGGCTCTGTACCAGAACAGAAGGTGGTTCGCTTTCTGGCATTTCCTTCGCCGCTGCCCAGCACATAGGCGAAGTTTTTCTGCACCGCATCATCCGCAGCATAGGAAAAGGACAGCAGATTGTTGTATGCATCGGAAAACACAATGTGAGGATTGTCGTCCTGCAACAAACTGCGGTCTGTTCCGGAAAACAGGTCGCATTTCAGAGCGTTTCCATCCAGCCGCACATTTGCCGAACCACCAATAGTTTCACAAAGGCTGTACAGCCATTCCAGAATATTGTCATAGCTGACCTGTATTCGTGCGGTTTTCTGCCAGCAGTCACCGGAAACCGTTCCCATGGAAAAACCGGGCAGATTGCGGATTCCGGCAGAAATCACATTGCGGGACAGCACCTTGCGGACGATGTCCTCATAGCTGCCGTTTGCGGTAATGATGGGATAGATGATCCTTCGTTCCAGCAGACAGGTAAGAAACCGTCCGGTGACCGTCAGGTAATCGCCCTTTTCAGCATCGGTTTCCAATTGCAGAGATTCAATGATGCCGAAGTGCTGAGCATCATCGCTCCTCGCTACAATTCTGCCACGCTGAAAAATGGATACATTCTGCGGACTGGCGGCGATATACACCTCAAAACAGCCGCATTGGTAAAATTCAATATCCCACAGGAGAGAAGAATAACTGTCGCAGATGGCTTCCAGTGACACAGAAATCTGGTCTTTCATAGCCATCAAGCTGTAAATTTCCAACTGCATTTCTCACACCCCCAGATAGGAATTGCGATGCATCAAAGTTACACGCAGCTTTTTCACACCACGAACTGCCTCGACCCGAAAGATATTTGTGCCTTCCTTCAAGGTCAGCCAAGTCGAACCGGAAACCAGCCGGTTCAGGATATTGCTGTCTACGCCATTGCGTGTCAGCGTAACGGTCTTGTTTCCGGTTTTCGTGGTAACCGTAATGACATCACCGGTCAGAATATCGCCTTTGATTTGCAGATACTCGCCGTTTTCGTTGTAGATGGTTGGTGTCACGGCAACCACTTCCTGCGGAATGTCGCTGGGCAGTGCCTCAATTTTCAGCGTGAAACCGGTTTCATCGCCATCATTGGTGATAGAGAACAGATTGCTGTTGGAGTACACGCCCAAAGGAAACGGAGCATCGCTCTCTGGAAAGGGAAAGTGAAATGCTCTGGTGATGCCGCTGTAATAGGCATAGAAAATATCCCGGCTGTACCAGTAAATATCCGGACAGAGAATGGAGATCTGCCCGCTGATCTGCTGCTCGAAATTTGACACCTCGCAGGTTTCTACATACCCCTCGGCATAGACATCGATGTTCGCCGTCTTGTACCAGATCTTGATGTATCGGGACGGCTTGACCACATGATACAGCTGATGCCGCCGTTTCTCGATCCCAATGCCACGCATGGCAAAGGAAATGACTACGTTTCGTTTTTCAATGAAAGCGTTGTTGAGGTAGCTGCCGTTCATGCCTGCGTAAGAAGAAGTGGAAATCGTTCCGGCAGGCGGATTCAGACCTTCGATTTTGGAGGTCATGTATTGATTGGCGGTGGTGGATAGATTCACTTGTTCGCCGGATTCGTTTTCGAGAATAAGGGTGAAATACATGGGCTGCACCCCCTTTACATTTTGGGTTTGATGATGTATAATGAAAACAACAGAGACGTAGGTTCGCTACGCAAAATCGGAATTTAGAGGAGTTGTGGCTTATGAATTTAAAAATGATACGTTTATCCAAACCAAATCCGGATAACCTGTTTTCTAACTATGAAAATCAATTAGAACCGCAGTATTTTTTCACATCCTCGGTTTCAAAGACCTTATTTGAAAATAGCCAAAGAACTTTATTGCAGATTTCTGAAGATGAAATACGGGATTATATCAACAATGATGATCTGTGTAATGATGAAGAGGGAATGTTCCCGAAACGATCGGTGCTTACAGGTGAGTGGTATATTAGGTCAGTATCATTTGAAGATGATATTCTTTCGATTGAAACAGCACTGCTTGGAACTGATCTTGGATATCCAGACGATTATTTGGGATTAGAATTGATATTTATTTATGATGATGAATCGAAAGAATTTGCTTTTGACGGGATAAACAGTTCTGCACTGTAAATTCTGATTTACCGAGAAAAAGGAGCGACTCAAATCGCTCCTTTTTAAATATTCAGTGCATTCCTCGTCAACCGATAAATCTCCAGCCGTGACAGTGATTTTGGGCTATTGTTGGTCTGGTTCACTGTGCAGCTGTTGTCGTTATTATAGTAATTGTTGACCGTGCCGCCGGAACTGCCGCCGACTATCGCACCGGAGATACCATTCAAACTATAATTCAAATCAGAATCCATGGTCAGCTGCATGGCTTTCGCCACACCGCCCACGGCTTTCTCCACATACTTCTTGCTTTTGTCAATGCCGTCTGCCAGTCCTTTCATAAAGTCCGGCATCCAGCTCTCGTAGTCCGTCAGCGGTCCTTTGTCCGGGACGGAGAAGTGCAGGAAATCCCGAATGGTATCGGCAACATTGGTGACGCAGTCCGCCAGCCAGCCGATGGCACTCTGAATGCCGTCAATGATTCCCTGAATGATGTCCCGTCCCCAGTTCCAGGCATCGGACGCCAATCCCTTGATATATCCCACAGCGTCATCGAATCCATTCTGAATGGTGGATTTGATGACGCTGATTTTGTCGGAAACCGCAGAACGAATGTTGTCCCAGATGCTGGACACCGTAGAAGAAATGCTCTGCATCACGTTGGAAATGGTGCTCTTGATGCTGTTCCAGATGTTAGACACCACCGACCGGATGGCGTTCAGAACATTGGAAACCGCAGAAGAAATCTGATTCCAGATAGACGATACCACAGAAAAAATGGCATTCATCACACTGGAAATCGTGCTGGAGATGCTGTTCCAGATGGAAGAAACCACATTCCAGATCGCTGACAAAACAGACGAAATGAAACCAGATACAGCATTCCAAACCGTAGTCACTGCATCTTGAATCGCTGTCAAAACCGTGGAGATTGTATTGGAGATGGCATTCCAGATGGTTTCAAAGGTCGTTCGGATGCTCTCTAAAATGGGTGCTAAAAACGCCACGATCGCATTCCAAATGGCACTGATCTTCTCCGAGATCCAGTCCATCACTCTGCCCACAATGATTTGGATGGCTTCAAAAATCGTCTGAAACAGATAGCCGAATGCCGTGATCAGCGGTTCTAAGGTAGTGTAAATGGCATTCCAAACGGTCGTAATGACGTTATAAATTGCCTGAAAAACCGTGGAAACCACGTTGTAAATGGCATTGAAAATCGTGCTGAAAAAGTTGTAGATCGCCGTAAAAATGGTGGTGAAGAAATCCCGAATCGCCGTAAATACAGTTGTTGCCACCGTCTGAATGGCAGTGACAATGGCGGTGAAGGTATTGGAAATAGACGTCCAGGTGTTGACGAAAAAGTTCCGGATTCCGGTAACGATTCCTGTGAAGAAGGAAGCGATGCTGTTCCATGTGTCCACGAAAAATGTTTTGATGGAAGTCCAGACTTCGTTCCAGCTTGTTCCGAACCACCCCAGCACCACATCTGCAATGCCTTTCAGGGTATTCATGATATTGCGGAACGTGTTGACAATGAAATCCCAGATAGATGTAAAAATACCCTTGATACCATCCCAGCACTGTTCCCAGTCACCAGTGAACAGACCAATCAGCACATCAAGTGAATTTAAGAAAATATCTGCAAATCCAGAGAAAATATTGGAGATATTCTGAAAGACGCCTTCAAAAACAGGGGCTAACAGATTGCACAGCCCGTCCCACGCTGCTTTCAGCACATCGGTGAAACTCTCAAAATCGAATCCCAGAGCATTTAGCCGGTCAGTGATGCCCTGTGTCAATCCGGTAAAGGTGCTTTTGATTTGTTCCCAGATGGCGATGATATTGCTTTTGAATTCGTCATTGGTTTTCCAGAGATGCACAAAGGCAGCCACCAAAGCGGCAACAGCCGCAATAATTGCAAGCAGCGGACCTAATGACACACCCAACGCTCCGGTAATAGCTCCAATGCCACCTTGCACAGCCGAGAAAAGTGCAGGCAGTTTGGACACTGCGGAAAAGACCGTCCCCACACTGGAAATGGTCTTTCCCAGCACCACCAGCATCGGACCCAGAGCAGCAGCCACCAGTGCAATTTTTGCAATGGTTTCTTTGGTCTGCGGGTCTAATTGGTTCAGCTTGTCCACCAGTTCCTGAATACGGGAAACAATGGAGCGAATGGTAGGCATCAGGATGTCAGAAAAGGAAATCGCCAGTTCTTCCAGCTGGGACTTCAAGATGGTTACTTGTCCGGCAAGGTTATCCTGCATGACTGCCGCCATTTTTTCAGTTGTGCCATTGTAGCCGTCTACTGTATCCGAACAGGTGTCAATGGCATTGGACAGTTTTTCAAAATCCGCCGGAGAACCGTTGATGATTGCCAGCATACCAGACATTGCCTCTTTGCCAAACAGCGAGGCAGCTGCCTGTGCCTGTTCTGCCTCGGAAAGTCCGCCCAATTTCTGTCGGAGTTGTTCCATGAGTTCCCGCAGAGAATACATCTTGCCGGAACTATCCGTCAGAGAAATGCCGTACTGTTCCATGGCAGATGCTACCGTGCCTGTCGGCTTTGCCAGATTGGTAATGGCAGAACGCAGTGCCGTACCAGCCTGTGAAGATTTGATACCGGCGTTTGCCATCAAGCCGATGGCAATGGCGGAGTCTTCAGCAGAATAGCCCAAAGAACCCAGTACCGGAGCAGCATACTTGAAAGTTTCGCCCATCATGCTGACGTTGGTATTGGCATTGGAACTTGCAGCCGCCAGAATATCCGCAAAGTGTCCGCTGTCCGAAGCAGACAAACCAAAAGCAGTCAAAGCATCCGTGACAATGTCCGAAGTAGATGCCAAGTCCTCGCCGGAAGCGGCAGCAAGATTCATGATACCTTCAATACCGCTGAGCATATCGTTGGTTTTCCAGCCTGCCATCGCCATATAGTTCATGGCTTCCGCAGCTTCACTCGCTGAAAATTTTGTTTTGCTGCCCATTTCACGTGCTTTTTCCCGGAGAGCATCCATCTCTGAACCGGTCGCACCCGAAACAGCTGCCACCTTTAACATGGCAGAATCGAAATCCGCACCAGTTTTTACGGCAATGGTTCCCAGAGCCGTGACACCAGCGGTGACTGGCAGCAGCTTTTGTCCCACGCCAGAGATCTTGTCTCCGGCGGACTGCAGCGTTTCACCCAGAACACCCATCTTTTCCAAGGCGGTGTGAGAATTGTTTGCTTCTGTGGTCAGGCGTTTCAGTTTGTTTTCGGTTTCGATGATCTCACGCTGCAAAGCATCATACTGCTGCTGTGAGATTTCGCCGTTTGCAAGAGCGGTGTTTGCCTGTTCTGCGGCAGTTTTTAGTACTTCCAGCTTTTCTTTGGTAGCTGTCACCGCATCGGCGAGGAGCTTGTGCTTCTGCGAGAGCAGTTCCGTGTTGGTGGGATCAAGCTTCAGCAGTTTCTGGACATCCTTTAACTGCGTCTGCGTGCCCTTGATATCCTTGTTGACACCTTCCAGTGCTTTGGACAGCTTGGTGGTATCGCCGCCGATTTCTACGGTGATGCCCTTGATGCGGTTTGCCATGTAATCACCTCAGTTCTAAAAAATTATCAGCTTTTTTATCAGCAAATCTATTGACATTTCTGCAAAAATGACGTATACTATAAGTGGAGGTGTAGCGTATGAATATTATTGCAGCAATTCAAAATACCATTTCTATTTCGCAGTTCAATCGTGGACTTGCAGGAAAAATTTTTCAGGATGTCAAAAACAGCGGTGCAAAAGTTGTTATGAAAAACAATGCACCGGAATGTGTGCTTCTTTCTCCGGATGAATATGTCAGCCTGATGGATGAAGTGAATGATGCTCGCTTGCTCACTCTGGCTGTAAAACGAATGGAAAAATTCAATCCGGAAGAAACAATTCCGGAAGAAAAAGTTATGAAAGACCTCGGAATCACAGACGATGATTTATCCGACTTTGATGAGGTAGAATTTGAATGAATTGGGAAGTAGAATATCTGCCGGAAGCCGAAAGTGATTTAAAATCGCTTGACGGAAGTCAAAGAATACTGGTCTTAAAAGCAATCAAGAAAGTGAAACAAAATCCGCTTTCCGTTTATGAAGGCGGATATGGGAAACCGCTTGGAAACAAAAACGGAAATGATCTAACTGGCTTTCTGAAAGTCAAACTGAAAAGTGCAGGTCTTAGAGTCGTATACAAAGTTGTCAAGCAAAATGATAAGATGCTGATTATTGTAATTGGTGCCAGAGCCGATGAAGAAGTATACGGCATTGCTCAAAAAAGAATACAGGAAAATGACTTGTAATCAAAACGCATCAAAATCCCTCTGATCCGCCAGCACATCATAATGACACTCGTCATTCTCCCGTTCGGTGAACATATCATTCACCAGACCAATGGTCAAAAAATCCAAATCGCCCATTGACAAACCAAGCTGAACGCACCGCAACAAAAACAGCGGTGTAGTCATCGGTCGGTCAATCGGGCGATGTTTTTTTTACCGGTTACCTGCGTTTCTACATTCAATCCCCAAAGGTCAATCAGCTGTGGCAGGATTTCGTAAATGCTGAACGTGTTGAACTGTTCCAGCCATTCATCCGGAGAAGCCGGAATGGCTGGGTCAGCGTGTTTTGCCATGATGTAGGCGATGTTCTCAAACACTTCAAGGCTTTCAATGTCCAGTGCGGAGGATTCCTCTGTATTTTCTCCCACAGACTTTTGCAGTGCTGCAAAATCCTGATAAATATCTCTGCGGAATTTCAGACGATACAGTCTGGGGACTGCCGCACTTGCCTTGAACGGCACATCAATACCGTCAATGGTGATGTTCTTCTGAATTGCCATACTGCACCCTCCTTACGCTTTCACAGATGCTGCGGATGCCTTACCACTCTGTACAGCGGCAGCCAGATTGGGCATATATACCGCCTTGTACCAGTTCTCATAAACCTCGGCATCCGTTTTCTCACAGGTTTTAGTTTTTACCAAACCACTGTTCAACGCCGTTGCGGTCAAAGACAGCGTTTCTGTTTTAACTTCCTTTTCGTCCTCAACGGTGCTGGATTCTGTTGCCGGACGAGAGGCAGAGCAGCAGAACAGACAGTGCCGAATTTTATTCTTATCGCCGCTGAATTCAAACAGCAGGGCAAACTGCGATACTTCTGCAGTATTGGTTTCCGTGAGAACGCCCTTTTCATCCAGTTTCTCACCGAGAATGTCTGTCGCAAACTCAAGCGGAACCAATGCGATTTCAAGATCTCCAGTGTAACCAGAGTTATTGTTGATCACATAGTACACACCATCGTCAGCGTAAAAATTGGATGCTTCACCTTCTGCATCGATAGACAGCGACACTGCACCGGGAATGCGAATCGGCTTTGCAAAAGTCGGCACACCTTCTTCATCATAAGAGGTGATTTTTGCATAGTGAACTTTGTTCAGACCGAATTTTACCTTGTTTTTCTCCATTGCCATATAGATCAAACCTCCATCTCATAGAGCACTTCATACAATTCTTCCGAATCA